AGGAATTAGATGAAGCGAATTTACAATTGGGTAGTGAGAGAGGTGAAGCTCCTGATGCAGCTGGTACTGGTCGCCGTTTCAGTCACGTTATGGCTATTGCTCCCAATGCATCTTCAAGCATTATTATGGGAAATACCAGTCCTTCAATTGAGCCTTATCGGGCTAACGCTTACCGCCAGGATACATTGAGTGGTTCGCATTTGAATAAGAATAAATTTCTTGATGTATTACTCCGCAGTAAAGGTTTAACAGAAGAACAAATGGAAGATACATGGTCATCTATTATTGCAAATGATGGCTCTGTGCAACATTTGGATATTTTAGATGATTATGAGAAAGATATATACAAAACTGGCATGGAGATTGATCAGCGTTGGATAATTGAACATGCAGCTGACCGTCAACAAGATATTGATCAGGCACAATCACTGAATTTATTTTTTAGACCAGATGCAAATATCAAGTATTTACATATATGCCACTTTATGGCATGGAAAAAAGGATTAAAAACACTTTACTATTGCCGTAGTGAAAAACTTGCTAAAGCAGATAAAATATCAAAACGAATTGAGAGAGAAATCATCAAAGAATTGGATATGAGTGCTGTGATTGGCGGTGATGAGTGCTTGGCTTGTCAGTAGTATATGTGGAAATTGTGGGCAAAAGCACTAGGCGAAAAATCCGGCTCATGTGATTTAGAGTCGGATAAAATTGCAATTATTAGGACAGTTATTGTAGTTTGTTATATAATAACAAACTTATTCATCGTAGCAGGTATCATAAGGCATTGGTAAATGGCGCATATTATAGCAAACCTTCCTCCTGTAGGTTGTTTTATTCGTAAAGAATTCTTATATGATTTTGAAAAAGGACACGGCGAATTAGTTCCTTGTTGGTGGGTATCAATCAAATCATTAAGAGGTCAGGCGTTTCGTATTGAAGCCTATCTAAATGAATATGGTGCATTGTATGATAAGTTACCACTTCATGCTTTTTGTTGGAAGCCTATTGAAGGTGAACCATACCCACTAGACTATTTACAATTGTGGGACTGTTTATCTTATGATATCACCGTGTTAAAGAAAGCACAATTACAGTCTATGAAGTGTAAGATTAAATTGAAGAATGGTCAATGGGCATTTGGAGAATATATGTTTACTGTTGATTCGGCTCATCCGGATTTCAACATATTAGACACCGGTTTTAGTGAAGATGTTCCTGATCACAAATCATACAATTTTATTAAACTAGATAATGGTCAGTACGCAGCACAACCAAACAATCGTATGCTAGTATTAGAACCGAGTAGTAATCCTAAAGAGTTAAAGATGCCAGATTTTAGAGTGGCAACCAAACGGTGGTCAGTTGAAACAGATTCAAAATGGGCGTTAGGCGACACAAACACAGTCATGTACGAGAGAGAAAATGATCAAGAAAACAGAAAGTAAGTTAACAGACACAAGAAACAGCTTTAAACCTTTTAATTATCCATGGGCTTATGACGCATGGTTAAAACACGAACAAAGCCATTGGATTCATTCAGAAGTACCTATGCTTGAAGATGTTAAAGATTGGAAAAAGAAATTGACCAATGAAGAAAAACAATTTCTGACCCATATCTTCCGTTTCTTCACACAAGGTGATATTGATGTGGCAGGTGGTTATGTAAAAAATTATCTACCATATTTTCCACAACCAGAGGTGCGTATGATGTTATTGGGATTTGCAGCTCGTGAGGCATTACATATTGCTGCATATTCACATTTGATTGAAACACTAGGGTTGCCCGATTCAACGTATAATGAATTTTTATCATATCAAGAAATGAAAGATAAACACGATTATGTTTTGGATATTTCAGATAAGAATGGAACCAAAGAAAATACTGCAAAGCATATTGCTGTGTTCTCAGCATTTACAGAAGGTATGCAGTTGTTTAGTTCTTTTGTGATGTTATTAAACTTTCCCCGCCAAGGCAAGATGAAAGGTATGGGTCAAATTATTACTTGGTCTATCGTTGATGAAACAATGCACGCTGAAAATATGATTAAGTTGTTTAAAACATACATCAATGAAAATATTGAAATTTGGAATGATGAATTAAAATCTAGTATCTACACCATTGCAGAGAGAATGGTTGAACTTGAAGATAGATTCATTGATCTAGCATTTGGTGTTAGTCAACATGAAGGTTTAACAGCCGATGAGTTGAAAAAATATATTAGATATATAGCTGATAGGAGATTGATTAGTCTTGGTATGAAAGGCATATTTAAAGTTAAACGCAATCCATTACCTTGGGTTGAAACAATGATTAATGCTCCAACTCATACAAATTTCTTTGAAAATAGATCAACCGATTATTCAAAAGGCACATTATCAGGAACATGGAACGATGTTTGGGGTAAGGCTGCATAAGGAAGTTATGAAAAAACTATTAGTAATTTTGATGCTGATGCCTGTAATGGCATTGGCACAAAAACAACCTAAGGCTGTAACCTATGAATTTCCATTAACCCGTGTGGTTGATGGTGATACTGTAGAGTTTCAGGCCACATTTTTACCTGCACCTTTGAAACCTGTTCTATCTGTCCGTGTCTATGGTGTTGATACACCAGAGAAAGGATTTAGAGCTCAATGCCCTTCTGAAGCAGAACGTGGTTTAGCTGCAAGCGAATTCACCAAGAAAGTAATCAATGCAAGTAAACAAAGATTGGTTACTATTATGTCATGGGACAAATATGGTGGCCGTGTGTTGGGTGATATTATATTGGATGGCCAATCACTCAGAGCATTACTAATTCAAAATGGTTATGCTCGTGAATACTATGGTGAAGCTAAACAATCTTGGTGCCAATGATATGATAACAATAGACCAATCAGCTAAAGATAAAATTACTGATTTATATATTGATGAGAACAACATGAGCCTCAAAGGATTGAGGGTGTTTGTGCAAGGCGGCGGGTGTTCTGGTTTTCAGTATGGCTTTACTTGGGATACAGAAGAAAGTGATGATGACTTTAGTTTTTCTGTTAATGATAATATTCATTTAATAGTTGATGCCATGTCTATGCAATACCTAACGGGTTCTGTAATTAAGTTTAAGAAAGAAATAAGTGGTTCTAATTTTGTGATTGAAAATCCGAATTCAACCAATAAATGTGGTTGTGGTTCATCTTTTGCAGTATAACAAGGAGATTTAAATGCTAGAAATTCTATTTTGGGTTGCAGTTGGTGCCGTTGTTGGTTGGAATTTTCCACAACCATTTTGGGCTGTAGCTGCACAGGCAAAAGTTAAATCATATTTTAGTAAATAATATGAAAAATACAGACGAAGGTTGTCCAGTTTGCGGTGGAAAACACCCTAAAAATTAATGGCATATTCTGAAAAAGTATTGGATCACTATGAGAATCCACGGAATGTGGGTTCATTTGCGAAAGATGAGTTGAACATCGGCACAGGGATGGTTGGTGCACCTGCTTGCGGTGATGTAATGAAATTGCAAATAAAGGTTGAAAATGACATCATTACAGATGCTAAATTTAAAACTTATGGTTGTGGATCAGCAATCGCAAGCTCCTCGTTGGTCACTGAGTGGGTCAAAGGAAAATCTCTTGAAGATGCTGGACGAATTAGAAATACAGACATTGCCACCGAATTGGCACTTCCTCCCGTTAAGATACACTGTTCTATTTTAGCTGAAGATGCAATTAAGGCAGCAATAGCAAATTATAGAACAATGAACATGGAGAATAAATGACGGTAGTTAAACATCAATGCTCTAATTGTGATTCTGTTTTTACTTTGTCATACGATGAATTGAACTGTGAAGATACACCTAGATTTTGTCCTTTTTGTGCGGAACATATTTTAGAAGATGATCTTGAGCAGGATGAGGATTATTGATTGACTTGGTATTATCATAATACAGCAGAAGAATTCAAAGAAGAACACATAGCCGATAATGTAGGTTATGTTTACTTAATCACACACCATCAAACAGGTAAAAAGTATATTGGTAAAAAACTATTTACCAAGGCTGGTTATCGTCAAATCAAAGGTAAAAAGAAAAAGATACGGAAGGCCAGTGATTGGCTAAATTACTGGGGAAGTAATGAGGAGTTACAGAAAGAAGTTATTAAAAACGGAGAGGATCAATATACGAGAGAGATATTATATTTGTGTAAAACTAGATCAGCTTGCAATTACTGGGAAACTTGGGAAATATTCAATCGTCATGCTTTATTAAGTGAACAATATTGGAACTCTTGGGTAACCTGTAAAATCCACAAAACTCATGTATTAGGAAAAATCAATGGCTCGCAAACAAGCAACCAACTTAGCTCATGAAAATGTTGTAGAACTTAAACAACCAGCACCAAAACCATCCAATCAATTAAAGTTAAGATTGGATGATTTAAAAACATTTGATCCTCTAACACAAAATCAGAAACTATTCTTTGATGCCTACAAAAGAGGTGATTACTTTGTAGCATTACATGGTGTGGCTGGTACTGGTAAAACCTTCTGTGCATTATATAAAGCCATTGAAGAGGTGATGGACAAATCTAACCCATTTAATAAAATCATCGTTGTCCGTTCTGCTGTACAATCAAGAGAAATTGGGCATTTGCCTGGTGATGTGAATGAAAAGATGGATATCTATCAGCAACCGTATCGTCAGATATGCGAGACATTATTTGGTCGCAAGGACGCATGGGATCGTCTTGAGGAACAAGGCCACATTCAGTTTATATCTACATCATTTATCCGTGGAATGTCATTTGATAATGCTATTATTATTGTGGATGAAATGCAGAACCTTACCTATGAAGAAATTGATACCGTTATGACCCGTGTTGGGCATATGTCCAAAATTATATGGTGTGGTGATTATAGACAAACTGACCTGAATAAGAAAAAGAATGATATGTCAGGCATTCTAAAATTCTTTGATATTGCCATGCATATGTCAGCCTTTACTCGTATTGAATTTACCGCCGATGATATCGTGAGGTCATCATTAGTTAAAGATTATATTCTGGCGAAAATGAAATATGAAGATTACCAAGAAAATAAGTAATTTATACCTGAAAAATTGTGCGCTTGCAACATAAATAAATGTGATTCCTTATAAATACTAATATAAGTAGTAACACTAATATCAAAAAACTTAGTATTTGTATAAGGAATAATCATGCAAACAATCATAAACTTTTTTAAAATATTCTTCGGCGCAGTCATTGAAGCAAGAATGAAACGAGCTGAATACATCAGAACAGGAAAATACCATGTTTAATATGTTTAACCCACAATCAATGGTCACAGAATTTGATTCTAAGACCAAAGAGTATGCTTCAACTTTTTTAGATACAATTGAAGCTTTTCAAGTATCCAGCGTTAAAGCATTTGATCAATTTACGAATAACACATTTAATATATACACCAGTAAGGTTATTGATACTGTTAAAGATATGAATGTTAATGCAAAAGAAATCGTTAAATCCGGAAAGTTTAAGGTCGTTACTGCTACAGGACATAAAGAGTAGTTCCCGGAGCTTTAGCCCAATCATACGCAATGGTTGGGCTATTAAGTTTTCTTTGTATTTGGATGTTAATATACTTTTAGTGTTTATGAGTATGCACACAGCCCAAACAATTATTAAATATTATGATAATGAAAATGATGCGATTAAGTATATTAATTATGTTATATCAAAAGACGCACAGGAAACGATTGAGGCATGAATGACCACCTACGGGTGGTTTTTTGCATTATTGCCACACAAAACTGAAAAGTATGATATAATGATTGAAAAAGGAATATTATGAAGCAACCTATTATACATGGCCTATTTCCCACACCTGTTATGTTTGGTGAAATGGGTAGACCATATACAAAGGAAGAATTGGCCTTTGTTAAGAAGCACCAATCCAAGACTGTAAAGAATAACGGCAATGTTCATACTGCCGATAATTACATATTGAATCAACCTGAATTGGCTGATATCAAAAAATTATTGGAAGAATATGTCAATGAATTCTACTTCAATATTCTTTGTGTAAAGGATAAGGTCAAGCCTTATATCACACAATCATGGATTAACTATACAAAATCTGGTGAGTTTCACCATCGCCATGCACACCCAAATAGTTTGGTCTCTGGTGTATTGTACCTTGATTCTGATATTGATAAGGACAAGATTATGTTTTATAGTTCCGATGCATACAAGAGAATCAAACCTGATATAGCCACATGGAATCTATATAATTCAGAATCATGGTGGTTCCCTGTCGGCACAGGCGCCCTTGTTATGTTTCCGTCTGAGCTGCAGCATATGGTTGAGCAGAAGCAAGGCAAGAACCTTAGAACCAGCCTATCGTTTAATACTTTTATTCGTGGTGATATTGGTGTTAATGGAGAACTCACTGAACTCAAACTGGAGTAAATATGTCTACAGAGAATGATAAACTCAAGCATTCAGAGCGTATACAACAAAAGACCAAGAAGGTTGTAAGAAAGGTCAAGATAGCAAAGGTATTTGGTTTTGAAGATGTAACCAATAATCCCCACAAATATGCCAAGAGGTCTATGTTTGGTTGTGGTAATAAGAATTGTCTAGTTTGTATGAACCCTCGCAAGGCCTGGGGTGAAAAGACTATGCAAGAGCAGAAGTTTGAGCAGCGTGAGCATATAAAATGCATAGAGGATAAAGATGAAGTATAATATCATAGAAAAGAATTTAGGACCAATATTATTGCTTGATAACATGGAGAACACTGACCCTGATTATGGAGAGCTAATGAGCATACAGATACAGATGTTCCAGTTATATCATAAGTTACAGAGAAAGTTAAGGGAAGAATATGTTAGAAACGATTTGTGATATAATGATAGACGCTTACAAGCGTAACTGGATCACTAGTCGTGATGGCAATGTCAGTATTCGTCATCATGGCCGTGATCATTTCTACGTTACACCGAGTGGTGTACGCAAGCAAACTTTGCAGCCTGATCAATTTAAAAAGATTAAAATTAACCAGTATATTCAAAGTGGAGTTGGTACTGCGAAGTTTCTGTATGGCTGGGAAGATTTGCCTTATACTGATATCAGCACCAATTTGAAACCAAGTGGTGAATTGCCTATGCACTTTGGTCTACAGAAAAACATTGATACTGAAGTGCGTGTAATTATGCACTTTCATCCGACATATACTACAGCGGCAATGTACGCAGGGATTGACTTACCGAACTTACTGAACGAATTTCCAGAATTAAGCCGATACACCACAGTCGGACCAACCGTGCCCATGCTACCACCTATCACACAAGACTTGGCTGATGCATGTATAAAGAACATTGGATTAAATGAAGAAACAGGTGCGATTAAGTATAATATCATTGGTATGGATAGACACGGAGTAGTTGCGGTTGATACGAGCCCATGGCGTGCATACGAGCATATTGAAAGGTTGGAACATATTTGCATCC